TCCAATGGGTTATGCGCAGTACCTCCATCTGCAAGAACAGATACCGTTTCACCCTCAAGATGCTCAAGTCCAGACACCGTTGTAACAGACAACCTCGCTTCTCCTCCACTTATATAAGTCGTAAAAGCACTGCCATCTACGTCTGCATCAATTTCTGCCATACCCCCTGATACATATGCTGTGAATCCAGTTGCATCAGTTGTCACACCGGCTATGCTTTTCAGGGTAACAGTAGTCGCAGTTGCAGTATTCACCTGATATGTATTGCCATTAAGCTCAGTCATACCAATAACACCGGAAAGTGTTATCTGTTGCCCTTCAGTATGAGAATGAGCCCCAATAGTGACCTCACAAGGATCTGCCTGAGTTGCAGCAGTTACAGTGTATACGCTCTGAGTTCTATCAAATAACTCGAAAGTATTGGCTGTTTTATTTCCGATCTTATATCTATTTCCATTGAGTTCAGTCATCCCACTTACTTCTGCAAAATCTATGAAATCCGCATCAGTAAATCCATGAGCCGTCGCAGTAATCACTACAGGTGACGCGACCGTTGCACCAGAAACCGTTACAGGAGAATCAAGAGATAATCCACTATCTACAAAGAATGAATCTTTTATATCCAACACATCTCTGTTTTTTAATCGCTCCACATATTGCATTGTGCTTGTGGATCCCGTAGTGCCTTCTATCTTCCGTTCAACAACAAAGTACACACCGTATTCGCTGGTACCTTCAGGGATCGATGCGACAGACTTAAACAGGCCATCAGTAGTATGATGTGTCCATGCCCATATCTGATGCTTCCTGAGATATGTCAGTGCATTAACAGTGCCATCATCCATAACACACCAAACAATACTGTCAGGATCCCTGGCATAAGTCCACTCAACTATTTTTGTTTCTTTGAATAAATGCTTTGCCAGCAAGGTTAAATCATCGCCAGAGAATCCATTAGTTTCAAGACTGTCCTGAAGATCCCTTATTACTCTTTCGCCATCCTGCACATAAAGGAACGATTGACCAACTTTAAGTGCTTCTATATCACTGACTCCCCAAGATTCCTGTTCTTCTGAAGCTATAGTTGTTTGAGAAAATACCAAATTATCTCCGGTCACAATCCTGAAAACTCCAGAAGATGTAAAAAGAAACAGATCCTTCTGAGACTTCATATCACGAATCTCATTAACATCATCAGCAACCACATTAAAACTAATCGCATCATCAGCCTGAGTAATCGCAGACACATTAAAGTTGCTAAACAGACCAATCCTACTGGCATCAAATGTAGATGGATGGTTGTCTGGTCCAGCAAATATTCTTCTCTGCTGATGGTACGTTACGCATCTAGGAGCATTGTCTTGCTCAGAAACTTTAGCGACCCCTGCAGATCCATAACCAGTAAATCCCGTACTATCAAGAGATGTTCCTGTTTTATCTTCAAGATCAATAGTGGTAGATGTCGCAGCTTTCACAAAATAAGTATTACCGTTTAATTCTGTCATTCCGACTACGCCAGAGACATCTACTTGATCGCCAACTGTAGGTGTTCGCGCCCCTGCCGTTATTGTAAGAACACACGGATCTGCCTGGGTAGCTCCGGTAATGACAAAGTCCTCAAACACGAATAAAGGACTTCTGTTCTCAGGAGGAGTTATATCGTAATCAGGAGTGATAAAATTATCTTCAAACGCATTTGTAGCAGCATTTCCAATGAACCCAAATATGCCCGATGCGTTATCATCACAATAAACTTTATACTTTGACGCATTAGCAACCAACGTCCATGCACAGTCATTTGTCCTCGTAGCGTCAGCAGCCAAATCATGATCAGCATTATTCGCAGTAGATGCCAAGCTCTCTTCTCCGGTAGTATCATCGATTGCCGTAACTACATAATTTCTCACAAAACCGGTATTCGCGGTACTTGGAGTGGCAGAGAATCCGGTAGGTGCTGTAACCTGCGAGGTAAAGTCAACAGCAGTCACAGTCCAGACATCATGAGCAGTACGAGTAATGTCGTATATTGTGTTATGATCGGGATGGACCACTGTTAATGTATCTGCGTTCTGAGTAAACTTTAATTTAGCCAGATCAGCTTGGGGCCAGAACGTGTCAAAGATGGGAGTTACTTCAGTGGTTCCACCGGACGTATATGTATTAAATGCAGTACTGTCAATAGCAGTTCCGAATATATCTTCAAGGGTGATCGTAGTTGCAGCAACCGCTTTTATGCGATAGAACTTATTATTAAGTTCAGTCATCCCACCAACAGACGAAATAAATACTTCTTGCCCAACAACGTATGAATGAGCACCGATTGTAACTACGCATGGATCCGCTTTAGTGGCAGCGGTAATGGTGTCAGCAGAGTGCATTACATAGGCACCGTCTTTAATAACACGGAAGAAGAAGTCTGAAAACTCTAGAATGTATGTTTGCTCAGTATTGAATCTGAATCTGATTAGACGAGTGGTTTCCGAGCTGTCATGTACCGCACCTATGAATTCAAGGCCGGATCTATTACTTGCACCACCGGTTACATGAACGATGAAGTTCTTTAAGACTCGGCAAGAAGTATCAAACTTCTGGAGATCTGATCTACCATAAATAGCAGGATCTACCTCGCCACCCACAAATGCCAGTTGCTTATATACTGTCAATTCTTAACTCCTTGCAGCGATTAATGAAGGATCGGCAGACTTTCTATCTATATTCTCATTATAGTTTGATGATTTAGCATCGATGATTGCCCTTAAATAAGACTCCTCAGCATTTTGCTTTAGCTTTAGATTGCCGGTTAATGATATTGCTATCAATGTTGCCAGTTTCCATCCTATTGCCTCAACTGCTCTTGGCGTGAACAGGGAAGAATTTGTTATTCTAAATGTATATCTAAGTTTCGCGGCCTGTTTATCAGTACGAATAACCTTACCTGTTCTATTATCATTAACGCCAACACTAAAAGGAACAGGAGGCTCACTGTCAGTATCTCTCGTTATCTCCCTAACCTTTACACAAGTAGACGGATAAGCATATTCAAAAATCCAGGGAAGAGGAGGAGGAATAGCGTCCGTAGACTCCTTCAAAAGTGCCAGTGTTTCAAAGAAAGAAGCGAAGTTCCAGTCATGGTCTTCAAGAACAATTTCCCTTGCATTCTCGTAATGGACATCGCAAACCTTCCTCTCGTCACTGTCTTCAGTCAATGAATTCACTCTCGACTTAGCAGCAATATTCGACAACGCCAAATTATATATATCTACTTGACTTGACAATTTTTAACCTTTCTTTTTCTTTGCCTTAGATTTCTTTCTGACATTTGAAGTCCTTACTTTGGGTTTAGGATTTTGAGTTATGGCGTGAAGAGTTGTCTCTTTGAATTCAGTCTTTACAGGCTCAGCCTCTCTTACTTGCTGCCCCTTTACCGGTTCTCCCCACGTAGGCAGAATCGTCCTGTTTCCATCATCATCTTCACCTCTGTCATCCATGTCATAATCTATTATCGAACCTACACTTCTTATTTTTCCATCATAATAACACTGCTCATTTACCAACATCTGTATCATGCTCATAGCCAACCTGCCTTTCTATAAAATGCCAATTCTCGATAATACTGTCAATATTCCAAAAACAACAATAGCTGTAATTGTCAGTATCCTTGTAACTCTGTCAAATGTATGATTACTACTTCTTCGATCCTCACCGTCATGTTTCTGCTCAAGGTCATAAGTTGTTTCTATCGTATTAAGTCTGCTTGAATGATTATTTCTGTCATCATATAAGCCACTTATCAGTTCTTCATGCCTACTAACATTACTTGTGTTGACAGCATTTTCTTTTGCACACTCCTTTATGTCAGAATGGATTGTGTCTAGCTTGCTATGCAAAGAAATCACATCATCAGAAGTCATTAATTCTCCTCTTGGTTATCGTAGATAATACCAATAGATTTCAAGACTTCACTTTCTTCCTTATCCTCCAACCTCTTATTTATATCCTCAAGGCTTTCAATGACGGTATCTCTGAATACTTCGATGCCCTTTGCT